CTTGCTTGCTACATTCGCACCATAGATAGTGGAGTAGTCTTCAAGGATGGAGTAAAAGCTTCGTTGTGATGAGTTAAGTTCACGGAACAAGCCACCATTAGGTCCGCCGAAGGCTCCCCATACAGTATACTTAGAACCATCAACATTGTCAACACTTGATGTAAGTTCGATGTCCTGCTCACCAATGCGCTTCTTGCGGGAAGCAACCTTTGACTGTTCCAACTTTGTAAGCGCTACATTGTTAGATTCATAGACTGCATTAGTTGTATCTAGCGCCTTGCGCTTTACAACTAGCTCACCAATTAAGTCTGCATTGTCTGGGTCTAAAGCAACACGAGTTTCAAGTTGAGCAACTTCCTTAGACAAACGTGCAATTTCTGCACCGCTCTTCTGTAGGTCGTCCTTGAGTGCCTTGTAATCTATCTTTGCTGGTGCATTATAGTTATCAACTAGGCGATTCTTAGCAACTCTAGTGTTGTCAACTAAGTCTCTTAGTCCTTCACCAGCGTGACGAAGGGAAGCCATCGCGCCGACTGTAGCCCAGATACGAAGTTGTGAGTCAGCAGCGTTACGGATAGGATATCCTAGGCGCAGAAGAACTGCAGCCTTCCACAAATCAGATGTTAATGCAATCTTGTCATGGATACTACCACCAATTGCACGAAGTGCATTGGCATTCTGCTTGATGACTGCATCAATTGAATCAAAATCTGCAATTGGCAGGAAGTTTGCTGTCTGAGATTCAAACAATGGAACTTTAATCATTTGATTAAGTTCATGGTCGTACAAAAATCCTTCTTCTTTGGATTCGCGCAACTTGCCAGAACGTAATTGTGTGTGATAATCAAAAAGTTGTTGAGCATCTTCTGCAGAAATACCATTTTTAGCAGCAATAATTCTATAGCCAGTCTGCTCTAGGTCATTAATGACACGAGCACGGGCTTCAGGTGTTGTCGCTCTGGCATATCGCTCTACATATGATAGTGCATCTTGAGGTGTGAAGGTTCCTGTCTGTAAACGAGTTAGGAAAGCAGCACCTTTTGTAGGAACTGGCTTAGACAACTGAATCAAACGGTCCGTGACGGCTGTCACTTCACGAATTGAATCGCCTTCATTAAGATTGATAACACCACTCGGACGTTCACGTGCACCCCAAGTTACCTTGTAGTACAATTTATGGAACGGAGTTGGCTGATACATTGTAAGTTTTGCATCTGCTACAGCATTTGAGTGATATGGAACACTACGAGCAGTAGCAAGGAATCGACCAGTACCCTGGAACAACCCACCTACACCCTCAGTAATTGCTGGAGTTTCAGATACACCAAGAAGAGTATCTACATAACGGTCATGCTTAGCCCATGCTGAGATAAAATCTCTGTCAGCCTGAATCTCATCAGGTGTGCGTAGCGCAAACTGTAACATGTCATCAGTTGTTGCATTGACTAATTTAGATTCTTCATTAAGAAGAACCTTATAATCACTCATTGACATCTCGCCATTAGCAATACGCAAAGGCGCAGCAATGTCTGGACGCTTTAATTCATCTAATAAATCTATACCACTCTTGTCACCCATGACTGCAAGCATTGTATTGATTGCTTCTTCTTTAGTTGCAGTAGTTCCAAGTAGGTAAGAAACTGTAGCCTGGTTATTGCTGCCCTTAACCCAAGGGTGATTTTGTGCCCAAGCAATATCATTATTAGCAAAATCATCAGCTAGTCGACTATACTTTTCTGCTAACTTATTTGTTGTTGGTATGCCTGAACGAACTTCACGAAGTGCAAGGATTGCATCCTTAGCAGAATCTGCTGCACGCTTACTAGCGATTAATTTTCCGCCAACAATAGAAACATCTCCAGCAAACTGAGTTATTGTATCTATTGTTCCAGATAGACCTTTACCCATTAGGCTTTCATTGAATGCTTCTTCACGCTGCTTATCATCGTATATGTCAAAGTCAGAGTCCATAAACTTTGGAGTCAACTCATCTGGTAAGAAAGATAGTGACCCACCTAGTTGTGTGGTAAGGGCCTGACCAAAAGAAATTTCGTTGCGTGCTTCCCATGCTTTTTTCCATGAGTCAGAAATAGACTGGTCGCCTTTATTCTGTGCAAATAATGTTACAGCAGAGAGTGGTTCACGAATGAGATTACGGTTAGTCGCTTCAATTGCACCAAGAACTCCACCAATTGGACGGCCAACATTTTTAGCCAAGTCAATTGATGATTGCTTTAATGTACCAAGAAAACTATCATATTCTTTTCTGTCATTCCATGGGGCTGTTACAATATCCCAAGCAAACTTTGCAGGAGATGCAATTGCAAGACCGACGTCTAGACCCCAGTCCCTGGTTCCTTTTGCAAGGTCACCAATGCGGTTCCAGATATCCATTAAATACCATTCATCAAGATTGCTAATGCACGACGTGTCTCTGCTGATGTATTTGGACGAGAAGCAATATAACTCAAAACTGGATAATAAGATGCAATGCTTTGGTTAAACTGAGCATTGTTGTCAGCATTACTTGGAAGCATAAGTGCTTCTGCACCAGGACCTGCACCCATGTTGATACCAGATGTAATTGGCTCGTCAGGGTTCATTGTTGGTTCAGTTAAAGTTGTAATAGGTGGCTGTGAAGGAGCAACATTCATTGGGCGTGCAACAGCCTTTGCAACCTTAGCAAGAGGCGCAGCGGCAGCTTGCTCGTTAATTTGCTTGTTCATACCATATGCATAACCTTCAGCTACTCGTCCGTCTGTACGACGTGAGAGCGCACCTGGACCTGAAACTGGAGCAGGTGTACCTGGCTTGCGATATCCACCCTGAGTTGCCATGTTTCCTCCTACTTAGTTTCTTGTTCAAGAATATGAAACGGCGGAGCCGTCTCGTTATTATTAAGTGCTGCAATTCTCATCGCATCTAATGTACTTACTCCAGCATGAAGAGCGCCTACGGCAAAATCTCCACCTGAACCAATACCATAAAATCCTGTACTATTCATACCAACTGCAAAATCAGAATCAATCTCAAAGATAGTTCCATTGATTGCTATTAAAAGATTAAGTTCAAACTTGTTGTCATCATCATCTGATGTTTTATTAACATCTACACCAGCTTCAACAAGTGTTGCTTTTAATGTTGGTATTACTTTGTTAATTACAAACTCATATAAATTTGTTTTGGCTTTAGCCGTAACCATAGGTGGTGTCCAACCATGGAGTACTACTTGCAAAGCACGGTAGTTTCCAGCACCACTGATAATATAACTTCCGCGTTCTACGGCTTTTACCATATCAGAATGTGTATAAACTTTACCACCTGCAGCAATTCGACTATCACTAACAATGACACAGCCGTGTTCTAGTTGTACGCCAACGATTGTTGTCATTGTCCCCTCCTAAATTAAATGCGTCGCGTACTGCGAACGCTTGCTGTTGGCTTACCGCTTCCAGTAATGCCTGATAGCAAGCTCATAATGTCTGGTGGTCCTTGTTCAATTTCAGGGGTAGCGCCTCCTGCTGGAACGCCAGCGGGAACAGGGGACGGTTGCTCAACCGCTTGTGGTGCCCCAGCAGGAGGAACTGGTTGCTGCTGCGGCGTAAAGACTTCTTCAATGACGTCCTCTAGTGCCTGTCCCTTTTGGCGTGCCTTGATGACAGCAGCAATCTGTCGCACAACTTCTGAAGCGTCCTGGCCTTGCATAGCCATCTGTGGTATCGCTTGAGCGAGTGCAGTAATGGAACCGAGAAGCGATTGACGCATATTCTCGATTTCAATTTTTTCTAGTTCTTGGGTTACGTTAACTGTAAATGGAAGTTCACGCATTGCCATATCCTTGGAGATAAGTCCACCACCAAGTGCTTGAAGCATAAAGATAAGTCCCTGTGCTGGGTTAAGACCAGCAAGCATTCCATAACGGACATCGGCTGAGTAATCGCCCTTAATGTCTTTCTTAGGAGAGTATGTAATTTCATAAGGTGAACCTGAGTCAACACCACGAATGGTCTTTTCTTGTGGGAAAATTGTTTCATCAACTTCAAAGCAGATGCTAATTACGTCACGAAGAGAAGAAGCAAAGATTGCTTGTGCAGACTTGACCTGTGTATCAAAAGCTCCCATAAGAGCCTGTACGCCTTGGCCAGTAACAACTGATGCGTTGATATTACCTGTACGTGATTCAGGGTAACGTGCACCAACACGAAGCTCTTGATTGAGTAAGTTCTGTTCAGTAAATGCGCCTGCTGGAATATTAAGTTCTACACGGCGGACACCTGCTGGGTTCGCTGTACGAATAACAGCGTCACCACCGAGTTGCAATTCTTGCACATCTTGTGGAAGTACGATAGGAGCTTGAACAGATTTCTCTGCAGCTTCCATTGCAAGCAACGCAAAGCGATTGCGAAGCAACTGGATTCCTAGGATGTCGTCAAACTGTCCGCGTAGTTCATCATCAATAGATGGCTTACGGGCTACTACAACCATCATCTTACCCAATGGATTCTTAGCACGTGATAGTACTAGGTTATCCTTTGTAGGAATATAGATGATTGATTGGTCTTTGTCAAAGTAGCGAATCATTTCTACTTGAGTATTTAAGTCTTGCTTGTAGCTTGCGCCACCTAGCAAAGAGTATTCATACTCAGGGAACAATGAAACTAATTCCGCCAAAGAAGTCATGTAGCGTTTTGCAAAGGCAATGCAGCGTCCGTAGCGGTCGAATTCTGGGTAAGCACCCACTGGGTTTTCTAGGCGGATACGTGGCATCTTTGCTTCCTCATCCAATTCAATAAAGAATGGGAGGAAACCGTAGGTTAGGTACCAGTCGGCACCTTGATACATCTGAACCGAAAGGTCAGAGTGAGCAAAATAATTTGAAGCGATGCGTGTGCGCTTGTCAGCAAACTGACGGGCTCTATCTGAAACAGAGTTAGCAGCAGAACAGTTGACCGCAGGTAGTGGTGCCATAACCTCAGACAAGTCGCGGGCGACGATGTCAATAAAGTTAGCAACTACGTTAGCATCTACTCCGTCTGGAAAGAAGTCAGGATAGACAGATGCAATGTTACCCTTGCGGACTGCAAGAACGTCGAGGTTGCGACCATCGCGTTCAGCGTTGCGGTAGCGAAGGTTCTCAACTCTCGCTGCAACTTGTTCCATTGATAATGCCATTATTGTCCTAACGTAGATTTAAAAAAAAATTATTTATTTTGCCAGTTCATACCGCCAGCGCCCATAGGCTTATATAGACCACTAACGCTTGCTCCACCTTTGCCTGCAATTCCAGGATTAGTGCGAATTTGAACTACCTTTTTAGGTGTACCTACATCAACTTGTGAAGCACGGGTTCTTGCAAGTTCACCTGATTTGCGACGCAATGCAGTAGTGTCCGCATCTTTGTTTAAACCTTTTCTAAGCGCTTCAAAAAAATTTTTATTACGGCCATGATTTCCTGGAACAACTTTAACTGAACCAGTTGTTGGTGGTTTTGGAGATGCCATGTTATATCCTAACTATAAGTTTCTTGCCATTGCTCAGCGAAGGCCTCATCAAGATTGAGAGACATTCTGCTTTGCTTCTGGTATCTGGTGGCCCAGCGATTGTTTTGGTACTGCCCTACTTTACTGCCTTGCTGCATCAACTCACGTATACGGATGATGGCAAACCATAGCGCCATCACGCAGTCAGTTGGGTTTTTAGTATCTGGCTTCCAGGTAATGAGTTGCTGTACAAGAGACTTAAGCCCCTCTGAGCCTTCGTTGCTTGGTAGTTCGATTAAACCATTGTCTTGGTAGCGTCCATCATGTATAGTACCAAAGAGGCTAGACATAGATGCTACACCGAAAGATGTGTCCCACTTGTTCTTACCAGTAAAGTGTGAGTTTAACTGGCAGCCGTAGGTAGCCAGATAGTTACGCAAGTCAGTATCCATAGCGTAGTACTTCTGGTGTGCGTTAATCTCAACGCGAAATTCTTGGGGGTGGTATTTCTCAACCCACTCACGAATCAGAGCGTTCTCCTTTTGAGGAGTAGGGTCTGACATGTTGACGCAGTCAAGTACATAGATTGTGCTGTCATCTCGGTTAAGAGTTACGGCTACAAATGCACTTCGTCCAGATACGGCAGGGTCAAAGCCGATTACTGTGTAGGTCGAGCCTGCTGTGCGGGGGTGGCCTGGAGCACCTGGTTTAAGCGGTCCACGCTTTCGCATACCGTTGACACATCCTGCAACTGCTG